GACCGCAATAATGCGTTCAATTCTATGTTGCGAAATGGTAATGGAGATGTTAATATAGCGATATGTTCGCGCAATCAAGAATTAATTACTGATTTAGAACAGATGTCATACAATGACAAGGGCGAAGTAGACAAGTCTAACCAAGACTTAACCCACTCGGTGGATTCCGTTGGGTATTATATTGAATATGAACACGGCTTACATAAGACCGAAGTTCGCAACATTAGAATGAGGGTTGGTTAATGAATGACACAGCAAGACTAAAGAAATTCGCTTTACGCAAGGCAATGTATGATGATAATTATGATGACCAAGTCATCTCAAAGTTAGGTAGAATCTATCGTGCGTTCGCTGAACTGAAATTAGACGTTCAACTAAATACAAACAATAACGTTATGAAGCAGGTTGTGAACGCAACTTCAAACGTATATTCTTTTGGTGTTAATCGTGATTTTGAATCAGATGATGCTCAAGAACTATACAACAACTTACGAGTTGATAAAGTAATGTCGCAAGCAAACAGATATATGAACGCCTTCAATGACGTACTTGTACAAGTTAGCTGGGATAGTGCTAAAGAGCAGCCAAAGATAATGCTAAGGCTTCCACATCAAACTGAAGTTGGTTATAGCCAAGGCGCGGTTGAGTGGGTTGCTTACTTCGTTGAAATGACTGGCAAAGATGATAAGGTTGAACGCTGGGCATATTGGTCTGATACTGAACACTATTACATTGACAAATCCAATGGTGAAAATAAGGTTGTAGCGGTTGAAGATAACGATGAAATGGTTAATCCATTTGGTGTATTGCCTTTCGTGTATCTACATAACGGCTGGAGAGATGAGTCTTTCTGGGACGCATATACTGGTGATGATTTAAGCAATGGAACTATTGACCTATCAGTCCACAGGACGTTTTTAAATCACATTATCAAGTCTCAATCGTTCAAGCAATTAGTTGGATCTGGTGATAACGTTTCATCTATTCAAGGGCAAATGTTAGATCCGTTGAGTATCTTAACGCTTACTGGTCAAAATACTAAGATTGATGTTTTAGACTTACAATCAAACTATGAGCAACTTCATAGGGTGATTCAAGAACTGGCTAATGAGTTAGCAATTAACTATGGTGTATCACCATCTCAATTCAGAATGACAAGCCAAGCATCATCTGGCTTTGCTTTACAGATGGAGAACCTTAAATTAGATAGGTTCACATTGGAGCAACAAGCAGACTTTAAACAGTATGAACGTGAGTTGTTTACATTGATTGGTCAAGTGTCCGAATACTATGGCAAAGCCATAGCTGGTGATATGACGGTTGACTTTAAAGAGCCTAACTACCCAGCATCACAATCAGAGCAATTAACTATTGATCAGCAGTCTATTGATATGGGATTAACTAAGCCTACTGATATTATGATGCGTAACAATCCAGACTTAACAGAAGAAGATGCTAAGGCTGATGTTGCTATTAACTTGAATGCGCGTAACGATATGCTTAATAAGATAACAAGCGTTGCTATTACTACGGATATTGACCAGAAGTTGTGAGCCTAAAGAAACTCATTAATGCTAATCAGAAAGAACTTGACGATATTATTGACAAGTTTGATAAGCGTTTAGAGCAGATATTCAAAAAGATTAATGTATTAGCCACAGCACGTATTGCTAATATTACTGACATTGATGAAGTAGTGAAGTTTGATATTATCTGGCGTGGCATCTTAGAGGAAGCGGGTTATTACAATCTGTTACAAAGATACGTTAATACGCTTGATGATTTACAAGGTTCGCTTAATGCTATTCTTGATGAATCTGGACTACTTAAAACCCTTGGTGATGAACAGATTAAACGCCTAACAGCGATTAAAGAACTTCAGATTAAAGGTATTGAGCAGATTGGTATTGATGCTGGATTAACCCTTAAAAAGGGTTTATATAACAATGTTTTAGCTGGCAAGACTAAGGCTGATTTGCTTGAAGCAATGGCTGGTGAATTGGGTGGCACTAAATATGTGTCATACGCAAAGACTTACGCTAATACAGCAATCAATGACTATCGCCAAGCAACGCTGAACCAGAGAGCAGAACCGCTTAAAGATGATGAAGATATTGTTTGGATATATGATGGCAATGATGTTGATGATGTAACAAGACCATTTTGCGCTGATGTATTGGAAGCCAATAGAGCCTACTCAACAGATGAAAAGAATGAGTTAGAGTCAGCACCAGAACGTGCTTGGAATTGTAGACACTTCTTTACGTTTGTTACTAAAGATGATGCTGTTGATTTGGGTTATGAGGTGAACTAATGAAGATGCTTAAAACGCCAGACTATAAAGCCATTAAGAAGGGTATTAATAAGAAAGTCTACAAGGCATTAGAAACGTCTGGAACTTCAACAATACTGGCATTAAAGAAGCGTGTTAAGCGTGGTGCTGATGCTGATGGTGTAGCTTTTAAATCATTAAGTAAAAGCACGTTAGCGGATAAAGCAAAGCGTGGGCGCAAGTATATGTTTGAAGATTCTGGCGATATGCTTAGATCAATAACATATAAAACTAAAAAAGGTGGCTCGCCTAAATTACTTTTTCATTTTGATGATGCTAATGAAAACAAGAAAGCATATAATAATATCAATATTCATAAGCGTGATTTCTTTAATCTAAGCGATAAAGAGATTAACAAAGTAGTAGATAAAATTAGTGACAGTTTAATTAACTTGTAAAATCAATTAGTTAGTGTTATTATTTAAACAACTTTTTATATATAAGAGGTAAATGTTATGCCAGACGTGGATAAAACGGAAACGGTCAATACTCCTAAGACTGAAAATGAGGTGGTTATATCACAATCTAAACTTGATGCCTTGATTGATAAAGGCTTTAGCAAAGGCGCAAAGCGTGCTAAGTCTGAATTAACAGAGCAATTAGGCGTAGATTCTTTTGAACAAGCGAGAGAATTGATATTAGCAAAGAAAGAAGCAGATGATGCCAATAAGTCCGAACTGGAAAAGGCAGCAGAGTTGATTTCAACGCTAAACTCAACGATTGAAGGCTTGGAAACTAACAACCAAAAGATTCAAGCCGATATGGCAATTCAAAAGGTGGTTAGCGACAACGGCATTAAAGACGCTGATTATTTCAAGCATTTATTGGCACAAGCCAGTAGAAGTGAAGATTTTAATCAAGACGAATTTATAACCGACTTAAAAGGTGTCAAACCTTATCTGTTCAAGGGTGCTGATAATCAGCCAAAGAAAGTAGATGCGACTTCTAACCGAGCGTCATTAGATGTGAATGATAGAATTAAATCTACTAAAACTATGGCGGAATTGAGAGCGCTCCAGAACGAAATTTAATTTTTAGGAGAAGCAAAAATGGCTTTAAATACAAAAACAACACTATCTGATTCAGTAGTAGATTTAATGAATCAAGCGGTTATCATTTCTGGTAACTCATACAACAAGATTGACGCATACGCAACAATCAGGCAAGACGATATGGCAAACTCTATTGCGTTTACTGTATTCTCAAGAATGACTAAAGCAACTACGCCTTTAGCTGATGGCACACAGCCGACTTCATCTACAATGAGTGACACTAAAGTTACTTTGACTATGGATGAATATGGTTCTGTTATCACTTCAACTTCATTAGCAAATATTGCTACTGCTGGTAAAGCTGACTTGGCTTCTGCTGAATTGATCGGTGTAAACCTTGGCGAAACAACTGACGCATTAGGTCTTGCGGTTCTTGAAGCTGGTACTAATACTATCACTCCAACAACTGGCGGCACTTTGGCTACTGATGATTTGCGTACTGCTTACACAGAATTGGCTACTGCTGGCATCGCTAAGTTCCCAGACGGTCGTTATGTAGCGTTTGTCAATCCAGCTCAAATCTCTGACATTAAAGGTGATTACATCTCTATTGCTCAAGGTACTTCTATTGAAGAAGCTACTTCTGGAATGGTTGGATTTTTAGAGGGTTTCACATTAGTGGAAGATTCAAATGTAACAGCTGGTGAAGTTGTTTGTTTCGGTATGAACGCACTTGGTAAAGCTGTTGCGTTAGCGCCAGAATTCAGAACTTCTGATGGTACTGATGCTCTTCAGCGTGAAGTGAATATGGGTTGGTATGGCGTTCTAAAATACGGCGTAATTGACCAAAACGCACTTCGCGTTATCACTGGAGCGTAATCAATGGGCAAGGTAACTAAAACGGCAGTAGCTAAAAAAGTTACTAAGCCACAATTGAAAGCAATTTGCGATGGGTCACACTGCATTGATGGTGGCATCTATACCTTTAAAACTGGTGATGTCATTACTTTATCAAAGAAATCACACTATGAATCTATGAAAGGTTTATCGTGTTTTAATGAGGTATAACAAATGGCGTGGACTCTAACAAATGCGGACGTTATCCAAGCATTACCAATACTGGCTGATCATTACGAAAAGGCTGATTCTGGCTCAACTACTACACTTGTTTCTGGTCGTTTAACCGACTTGATAGAAGCGGAAATAGTTGGTGCTACTATTGGCTTCTTAACTGGTGATAATGCTGGTGTTGATGCTACGATTACTTCTTATACTGATTCAACTGGTACATTCGGTTTTAGTGCGGTATCAACTGCGGTAGATTCATCTACTGGTTTTGGTATCGTTTATCTTGATTACACAACTTATATTAACCGTGCTTATGACATTGTTAAAAATGAGATGCGTAACAAAGGTTTAGATATTGATTTATTCTTAACAACTTCACAAGTGAAAGAACTTCATTTGACAAAGTGTTTAGAGTTGATCTGTATGTCAAAGCGTCAAGATGCTGACACTGATGATATTTATCACGAATCATACTTAGTATTCAAACAAAACTATGACGGTGAGTTAGTTAATTTGAAAGCTGATTATGATACTGATGAAGATGGTACTATTGAAGAAGTGGAAGAAAAGCAATCTAATCAAGTGGTATTGATGAAATGATAAGTCTGCTAAAAGCAAAAGGCTATAAATTGACAAAGAATGACACGCTTAATAATCGTGAATTTCGTGAAACAATCTCATCTTTTATTATTAATGATGAGCGTTCAACTTTTGGTGAGCAAGTATATGATTTAACTGAACAAGTAGAATTGTTCTTAGATGATAGGCTTTACTCTGAAAAGAAGATGAAGGCAATTCTTGATGCTTCAAGAGATGAATTGATTGGCGAAGTTACGGTTGATGTTGAAAAACAAGAGCGTGGATTTCTGATTACATTTACAACACTCAAACAAGGAGTTACATAATGGCTATTCAAGGTTATAACGGCAGTGTAACGGTTGCTTCTGGTGCTATGGGCAACGCTAAAGCGTGGTCTTTAGACATCAGTCAAGAAACTGTTGATACTACTGATTTTGGTTCAAGTGGTTGGAAAGAATCTCAAGCGACATTAAAATCGTGGTCTGGTTCTATTACAGCAATTTTTGACGAAAGCGGTACAGCTGAAGGCGCTTTACAAACTGGCTTAACTGCTGGTAGTACAGTTGCTTTAGATTTACAGCTTGGCGGTGGAACTGGCTCATACGATAAGTATAGTGGTTCAGCTAACATCACAAGTCAAAGCGTTACAAATGATGTGAACGGTATTGTAGAAGTTACCTTCAGTTTTGAAGGTACTGGCGCAGTAACAATCGCGTAATTTTAAGGGGATTAAGTTCCCCTTTTTTATTTATAAACTATGAATAAATTATTAAAAGCATTAGAAAAAGAAGGTACTGATATTCGTTCAGCTGATATGGTAGTTGGTGGAAAACTTCATCACGTCTATTACCGTGTTATGTCTGGGCAAGATCACGACAACGCATTAGAATTATCTAAGAAAGTTAAAACAGTTAAAGAAGCCGATGGTTCAACTACTGATTTAACATATTATGATGATGGGTTGTTGAGGGCGCATATTATCTACTTTCAGCTACTTACAAAAGATGGCGAACGTGTTTTTAATAATTTAGTCAAAGTTCAATGGATTAAAGATACTATCACCTATGAATCATCAAGCTATTTATCGGCTTTGATGGGTTTAAAGTCTGTATCTGATATTGTTGAAGCACAGCAAGAAGCACTAAAAAAGATGAATGGCTAAAGGCTAAGGCATTTCTTGCCTTTGAACTTCATAAGACCATAACCGAAATAAACGCATTGCCGATGTCTGAAATTGGTACACTATTGGCATATAAGATTAATGCTAACAAAGAGGTAGAAGATGGCTAAAAAACAGATTGAAATTGAGATTATTGCTAAGGGTAGACCAGCTGAACGCTCAATTGACAAGGTTGACAAGAAAACTAAGAAATTAGGCAACACAACTGAATCAACTGGCGCAAAAATGCGTGCTTCTTGGATAAAAGTTGGTCTTGCGGTTACTGGTGTAACTGTTGCTCTGAAGAAAGCTACTGAAGCACACGCAGTGCAACTCAAAGCAGAACTGGCGCTTAATAATGCGCTTAAATTAAACGCTAAACAAGGTGAAGCCACATTGGATATGTGGAAAGATTACGCTTCAGAACTTCAATCAGTCACTATTTATGGTGATGAAATGACGTTACAGCAAGTGGCAATGCTAAAAACTATGGGATTATCAGATGATAAAACCAAAGAATTGATTGAAACCGCTATGGATTACGCCACAGCCTTTGGAAAAGACGTTCCAAGTGCTGTCCGTGAACTAACTATGACTTTATCTGGTCAATTAGGTACGATTAAACGTACCATTCCATCTATTGGCGAATTTTCTAAAGCGCAACTAAAGAGTGGCGATGTAATTAAAGCAGTTTCTAAGCTGATGAAAGGTCAAGCAAAAGCATTAGCAGATACACCGTGGGGTGAGTCAGTGCAATTAGCTAATCAATACGGTGATGAACTTGAAAGGCTTGGTGATCAAGCGCTTGAATTAGGCTCTGAATCTGGATTATTTGCTGGAATAACAGCAAGATTGTCTGATGTGTCATTAGGTTTTAGGGGTGTATCTCAAGATATAAAGGGCTTTGGTCAAATATTTGCTGATGTAACTGATGAAGAGCGTATTACGTGGCTTGAAGATCAAATTAAATTACTTGAAGATGCGTCAAAAGCTATGGGGGATTCATCATTGCTACAATTTGGCGATTGGGTGGACGGTTTGTTTGATGAAGATATACAAGCTAACCTAAAGCAATATAGAGTAGAATTAGCAAAATTAAAACAAGATTACAAAGATAGTGGCGCTATTGTTGTCACATTAGGCGACCAAGAAACCGACGCTTGGCTGTCAGCATCTCAAGGTCTTGAGGAATATATAAATATAAATAAAGGTGCTGGAAAAGAGCAACAAGAACTACAAAAGGTTGGATTAAAAACGGCAAAGGGTCTTGAAGATGCTTTTGTTAATATGGCAATGGGGGTGAAGGTATCATTTAAAGATATGGCGCGCTCAATACTTGCTGACTTAATAAGAATTCAAGCTAAAAAAGTTGTTGTTGGTCTAATTGGTAGTCTATTGCCTGCCCATACTGGAACGACTGAAGTTAAGCATACTGGTGGCGCTATTGGTTCAACGAGAATACCATCATTCCATACTGGCGTTAGAAGCGATGAACGATTAGCTAAGCTACAAGTGGGTGAAGCTGTCATTAACCGTGGTGGCGCTGCTAAGAATAGAGGTGCTATTGAAGCTATGAATGCTGGTATGTCTGTTGGTGGTGGTGGCAATGTTACAACTGCTGAGATTAACTTTAATGTTCAAGCAATTGACGCTTCATCATTCAATAGTTATCTTGTAAATAATAGAAGCACGATTGAGGGTATCATCAATTCATCTTTGGCTACGAATGGTTCAGTGCGTAGAACTATCAAACAGACTATCTAATGGCATTAACTAATTTATCGTCTGACTTGCTTAATGGTCACAGCCATATTCAAGTTGAAGAATTTATGAAGCAAGGCAATGCGCTTCAATTTAACTCTGGCAAAAATCAACGAGTTGTTAGAAACACGTTGCCATCAATTGAATTAACGATCAGTTATAAAAACATTGATAAGGCTAAATTTGATAATCTTAAGTCAGCTTATGAAATAAATCATTCTAATACGTTTGAATTATCTAATACAAGCCAAGAAACACTATCAGAAATAGACGCAAGATATAAATATATAGCAGGCTCTAACGCTTCAACTTATGCCTTTAGAGAGTTTAAATTCTCTGTTCGTGTTGATTTAAAATATACTGGCACGATCAAGCTAATATCAAGCGTGTTCTTTGATTATCCAGAATATCAAGACTTATTTACTCAAGCATCAAGCTATTCACCAGTAACAACAGCTGACACAGGATTCATTACGTTAATGGAAACAGCAACGCCGTATCAAGTGAACTATGAGTATCTATCAACGTCATTATTTTCTAATATTGGACAATCAGCCAGACACATTAAAGATAGGGGTGGACTGCGTAAGAAATGGACGTTATCGTGGTTATTATCTGAAACTGTATTCTTAGCATTGCTGAAGTTCTATCGTATGCGTGGTGGCATTATGAGTGACTTCGGTATGCCAGATAGTGGCGTTATATTGACTGAGTATTTAAAAACTGAAGCTGGTTATTTTATAACAACTGAAGCTGGCGATAAGCTAATTACTGAGGGTGCGGGCGCTATTACTAAAGCTATATTTATGAAAGATTCGTTTAAATATGATAGAAATATAAACGGCTTGTATTCTTGTAGAGCAGATATTGTAGAGGTATTATGAGTAAAAATTTAAGTAATTATGTAAGGTCTGATGATGCGTTTGCTATCATTCACTTGTTTGAATTTGATATGTATGATTTTGAGGGTAATTTAGATGAGGTGCTTAGATTTACTGACCACGAAATGTTTGTTAAATACAATACTAATGATTACACGCCTTTGTCTATTACGTTTGATAGATTGAATGAAGATTTTAGTATGTCATCTGACTCGGTAAGCTTATCCATTGATAATATTAATGGTGAACTAACAAGGGAAGCATTAGCATCTGAATGGCGAAACAATAAGGCACGAATTATTAGATTTATCTATACGCCCAATGCTCAAAGCGATGGCGCTGATTATTATGATTACGGTATTATTCATTCTGAAGATATTAATAATTATCCTTACATTCATATGGACGATTTTATTACTGCTCAAACTACTGATGCTTATTATCTATTTAATGGCGTAATTGATACATTTAGTGCGACTGAACAAGCATTAACGGCTACACTAACAACGCCGTTTGTTCATTGGAACAAACCATACCCATCAAGAACGTATAATCAAAATGAATTTACATCTATTGTTGGCGCTATGAGCGATATGGTTTACTGGGGCAGACAGAATATTGTTTAATAAGGGGTTAATATGGGTATAGGTAACATTTTCAAAGCTATTGCTGGAATAGCATTAGTTTGGTATGCTCCACAACTTGCTATTATGGCGACTGGAGCAATGGGCGTTGGCGCTTCGGCTCTTGCTTTTTATGCTACAACTGCCGCGATTACATTAGTCGGCGCTTCTATATCTGGCTCGGCATTAGCACCATCAATGGGTGATATGTTTGGCTCTGATTCATACGCTGGTCAAAAGCTAAAGACAACCAAGGATAATTATTCACCAGTATCAATTGTCTATGGTGAAAATAGACTTGCGGGAAATATCATTTGGCAAACAACTAATAGCGCTGTTAATAATGATAATTCTGCAAATGGCTACAATCGTGATTACTGGTCAATTATTGCGCTTACTGGTCACACCATTGAAGATGTATTAAAGATTTATGCCAATGATAAGACATTAGATGTATCTGGTACTTATTCCGATAGGTACGCAAATGAATATACACACTTGCAATGGCACAATGCTAATACAGTGCGTGAGCCGATTAATGATATTGAGTTCGTCAAAGACAACACATATGCTAATGACGCATTTACAACGATCACTGGATATTCAGTTGGCGAGGCTAATTTAACCTTATCAACTGGTGATACTTCAGCTAATAGAGATAATCTACTTGATGATGATGACGCTACATATTGGTTAACGTCTAATTCTAACGGTCTTGGTGAATATGTGAGTATTGATATGGGTGCTACTGCTTATGCCTCGTCAATGGAGCTTACACTGGCTCACAACGTAGATACTGGGCGTGAGGTTGGTACAAGCTGGACGATTCAATATTCAGATAATAATACAACGTGGACTAATGCTAATTCTGGTGATGACTATTCATTTAGCAAAGACGAAATAATTACAATTAATGTAGATCACGCTGAAACTCATAGATATTGGCGCATACAGTTTGACGCATTATGGGAAGTTTTAGATAATGGCAATTTATCATCAAAGCAGTTAAGAATTTACAGCTTCAAAATCAATACTAACATCAACTCGGTAATTGAAGTTCCAAAAGATGTGGCATATTTAGCTGTTCACCAAGTATTTGATGCTCAAGACAATAAGAATACTGAGTTTGATAATTTAACCGTTGAGTTAAAGGGTAAGAAGATAAGAGTGTTAGCCAGTGCGACTACTTACTATACAAACCCGATATATTCAAACAACCCAGCCGAGATTATCTTAGATTTGTTGCGTGATACCTTGTCTATTGCTGATGCTGATATTGATTATTCGTCAATATGGGATGCTAAACAGATTTGCGAGGATAATGAATGGACGTGTAATTTAGCAGTCGTTCAACAAGCTAATATTCAATCAGTTATTCAAGATGTATTAGGCACGTTTAGAGGTCAGATTGTTCATTCTGGCACACAATGGAAGTTAAAAGTAAACAGCAAAGAAACAGCTATTGACGATATTTTAGATGATGATGATTTTATTAGTAATTCATTAAGCGTTTCAATGCGTGGTAATACTGAGATAGCTAACAAGATTATATTCAAATATATCAATCCACAAGACAACTGGCTATCAGCACAAGTAATGGTTGAAGATACTGATTTACAAACGTGGGATGGTCAAACCATTGAGAAAATTCTTGATGTTAAAGGTGTTACTAATACCGCTCAAGCTAAAGAATTAACGCAAATTGCCTTAAATACAATGCGTTATAGTGAGGGTTTACATAATGGTGGCGAGTTTGTTATTGGTAAAATCTACGCAATCAAGACTGCTGGCACGACTGACTTTACGTTAATTGGCTCTGCTGATAACAATGTTGGCACGGTATTCACAGCAACTGGTGCTGGTACTGGAGATGGTACGGCTTTATATAGGCTGAAACAAACACCATTGGCATTATCATTCGCCACGACTGTTAAGAACGCCCATTTAGAAGTGGGCGATGTTATTACTATACAATCTGATTTACTTGATAGAGATAGGGAGTTTGTTATTCTATCTGTTGAAACAGATCAAAGCGGATTAGTACAAATCTCAACAAGGGAATATTGCGAAACGCACTTTAGAAACACAGACGGTAATTATGTGATATGATTACCACAACTTATTAAACCGATAATAAATTAGGAAGAATTATGTCAGACAAGAAAATTAGTGAA